ATACGCTAAACAATACAGGTTTCAGAATTGTCAGTGGGGCATCGCAATCTGACAGAGCAGAGCTGGGCTCCATTGCAACCACCAGCTCCAACATTGGCTGGTCAATGTATTCAACTGGCGCTGCGGCATATCGTTTTTATGTCAACTGGGCGGGGACCATTTTTGCAACAAGCACGACGATCAGCGGAATTTCTGATCAGCGCTTGAAAGAAAATGTGCGCGATCTGGATATTGGCCTTAGCGCCATCATGGCCCTTAAACCGCGAAAATTTGATTGGAAAGATGGCAAAGGCAAGAACATCAAGGATGATCGCGGATTTATCGCTCAAGAAATTGAGGAAGTATTTCCTGATCTAATTGACGAGTGGGCTGATCCCGCGCCAGCAGGAGAAGCGCCGTACAAATCAGTTCGCGCCGATCTTATTCCTGTGCTTGTCAAAGCCATCCAAGAACTATCCGCCAAGAACGACGCGCTTGAGGCTCGTCTTGCTAAACTGGAGAACGTGTAATGACCGCCACATGGATCGTTGAGCAGATGAACTGCTACCCCACCTACGACAATCAGACAGATGTCGTGTTCACCGTCCATTGGCGCGCTAACGCCACCGATGGCACCTACAACGCCACCGCCTACGGCACTGCTGGCGTCACCTACGAGGCTGGCTCGCCCTACACCCCCTACGCTGATCTGACGCAGTCTCAGGTGGTCGGATGGGTGCAGGCGGCGCTTGGTCAGGAACAGGTGGACGCCATCGAGGCTGGTCTTGCCACACAGATTGACAACCAAGTTAATCCGCCAGTCACAACCCCCAAACTCCCTTGGGCCAACTAAAGGAAATCTACGTGGACAATATCAATATCTCACTCCCCGTGCAGGCTTGGAACGTCGTACTTAATGCGTTGGGGCAACGCCCATTTGCTGAAGTCACTGACCTCATCGCCGAGATCAAGCGTCAAGCGGAAGGGCAGGTTTCACCGACAGCGCCTCCCCCTAGTGAAGCCCCCGCCGATATTTAAGTGGTGACATAACTAAAGGATGACCCGCCGTGGCTGATTGGTTTGGTATCGCATCTGCTCCAATCGCTACATCACCTATCTCGGGGGAATTTTACCCCGAGGTATTGTTGAGTTTATCCGCTACAGAACCCGCAGACACGGCGGGTGTTTCCATATCCGCTTACACCAATAGTACGTTGGCGGTTTCTGAAATTGCGGACGCCGCATCCGTTAATATTCTAGTCATCAGTATCGCGCAGCTTGCAGCCACGGACACCCCCGATGCTGCATCCGTAGTGGTGTCCGCATTCACCTCCGCCTCGCTTATCATCACGGACACTACTGATACTGCATCCGTCGCGGTGAATGCATTCACACCTGCTACACTGGTTGCGACAGACACCGCTGATACTGCATCTGTCGCGGTGTACGCATTGACCCCCACCTCGTTTGCAGCCACGGACACTACTGATACTGCATCCGTAGTGGTGTCCGCATTCACCGCCGCTTCGCTTATCAGCACGGACACCGCCGACGCAGCGGCGGTCACACTGACGCTCTTTAATGCCGTTGCCCTGGCAGTTAATGAAACTAAAGATGCAGCCTCCGTTACCTTGTCGGCATGGACCCCCGCTTCCCTAACGGCAAATGACAATGCTGATACAGCGAGCATTGCCCTCGCAGCGCAAACGCTGCTCTCTTTCGCGCTCGTAGAACCTAGAGACTCAGACCTCGAAATTGTGGAGGTGTTCAACCCGGTAGCGCTTGCAGTCACTGAAGCGTCGGATCAACTCACTGCCAACGCAGGTATCCTGATTAGCGCGGCGATCAGCGTAACGGAGCCGCCAGACAGTACGGCGGGCTCCACAAACCTCGGCATCGCGTCCGATGCGGTAGCAGTCGCTCCCGTTTCTGGTGCTACCCTGAGCGGTAGGTTCAGCATTACCGCAAGAACAATTCTCACCTTCGGATTGACGGAGGCCAGCGACAGCGCCTCAGTTATTACATACAGCTACACGCCAGCAGCGCTTGCGACCACCGAACCATCTGACGTTTTCATCGGTGATGCGCGCTACTACCAATATTCTTACCCCGACGTGGAAACCGTTTTCGTGCCGCAAGAGCTGCGCACGATGGTTATTGAAGCGGACCCCACAAGTAACCTCGATGTAACCTATCTCTTTGTTCAAGCAGACCAGCGAACGATGATAGTTTCTTCGCCGGTTTACCGTAATGATACCTACAAGAACACTTTGTGGGTGGAAGTCGAAAACAGAATAATGTATGTTCCGAGTAAGGTTTATACGGGCGAAGATCCTTTGAACACGGATCTTCAGGCGGAACCGAGATTGAGAGCGGTGGCATGAGGCTCGGCAACTTCAACAAAACGCCCGCTGAACGAAAGCGCTACGCTATCGACTACAGCGACTGGCTTGATACCGGCGAGACCTTGTCGTCATACACCCTCACGGTCAGCCCCAGCGGCGGATTAACTGTGGACACTGCATCATTGACGACTGGCAGCACAGTACTGGTCTTCTTCGCCTCCGGCGGCTCCTCTGGATCGCAATATACTCTTGATGTGAAAGCGAACACTTCTGGCGGGCAAATCAAAGAGGACACGGTCCTCTTCAACGTGCGGAGCGCTTGATGGCGGACACACCAGCCTCCCGCACAGCCCTAATGAGCGACACAGAGCTTACGGCGATGCTCGAAGAAGCTGCAGACCGGGGTGCTAGTCGGGCGCTTGAGCGTCTTGGGCTGCACGACACTGAAGCAGGCAACGACATCCGCGACCTGCGCATCCTGATCGACGGATGGCGCGAAGCTAAAACCACCATCGCGAAGGCAGTGTTGCAATGGTTTACCATAGGGGTCCTTGGCCTTCTGACACTCGGTATGTGGATGCAGCTCGGAGGGAAGAAGTAATGGACCCGTTGACTATTCTCGCGCTTGCGAAGGCAAGCTACGAGGCTGTCAAAGGCGGGATCGCCGTTGGCAAAGAAATGCAGAGCATGGCGAAAGACCTTGGCTCGCTCTTTGACAGCGTCGCTCACATTACACGTATTGCCGCCGAACCACCCAAAGCGGGACTGCTAAGCGGCAAGACCGCCGAGCAGATGGCGATGGAAGCTTACGCGGCGAAGGCCGAAGCCGAGCAGATGATTGCGGAACTCAAAAACCATTTTGTTGGTGAGTTTGGCCTTGCTGCATGGGATGAGGTCCTCTCGCACACCATCCAAATCAAAAAAGACATCAAAGCCGCTGAAATCGAAGCCGCCAATGCTCGTGAAGCATTTATGGACAATCTTGCGGCATGGGCTGTCGGCGTCATTTTATTCTTGACGTTAGCGGCCATCCTCGCACTGGGCTTGATCGCCCTATTCCACAAGTAGAAGGCGTTCCACATGGGCTTACTGAGCGAACTCGGCCCCTTACTTGGACAAGTAGCTCCCACCATCGCGACAGCGCTAGGCGGGCCGCTTGCCGGGATGGCGGTGAAGACACTGTCAAACGTGCTCCTTGGACACGATGGCGGCTCTGAAGAGGAAGTTACAACCGCTCTGCAGAGCGCTTCGCCGGATCAACTTGCAACACTGAAGAAGATCGACGCTGATTTTAAAGCGCATATGAAAGAGCTGGACATTGACCTTGAGCGGATCGCCGCCGGGGATCGCGACAGCGCTCGGCAGATGCAGGCCGCGACCAAGGATTGGACGCCAAAGGTCTTGGCGTTCTTCATTACCTTCGGTTTCTTCGGCGCTTTGGTCTTTATTATGGTGTTTGGCATCCCAAAAACGGGAACAGAGGTGCTTTTGATGATGCTTGGCTCCCTCAGCACGTCATGGACCGGCGTTTGCCAGTTCTATTACGGCTCCAGCGCCGGGTCGAAGCAAAAGACCGATGCTCTTACCTCAAAAGGTACGTGACGATGAAGGGTAACTTCGACGCCTGTTTCGCCGCTGTCTTAGTTCACGAAGGCGGCTACGTAAATGATCCCCGAGATCCCGGCGGGCGCACAAATTTGGGGGTAACTCAACGTGCATGGGAAGCTTGGGTTGGACATGAAGTCA